GTAGTGGGATATGCATTTAATAACTTAGTTGAATAGGTCACTGCATCTGCAAGATATTGAGCACCGTCCGCAACTAGGCCTGGGTCAAAAACACCGTTTGCAATATCAAGTGGGCCGATAGGTGGTATCAGGTCTTTGATTGGGTCTGGTAAAGGATTGTCAAATAGTTTCTTAGGTCTAATCAAAGGATTGATTGCACCCTTTCTAAGTGTTTGTATGACCACATCAAAAGTGTAATCTTTGTAATATCCTACTTCTGAGGTTTCTTGATTAACTGCAAGGTTTTGCCAGTTCTCAAAGTAATCTCTTACACGCATATCATTTAAACAATAAAAGGTTAAATTAACATCTTCACTTGCATATCCGTATGCAACTTTGTTTGTATGAATACCAATCTGTCTTTCGGTTGATAGTATTTGTCTACCAGGCATTACTGCAACTTTACATAGTGTATTTAAATCTGTAGAGTTTACTCCACCAATCGGGGGTAAAAATACTCTCCATAAATTTGCAAACGCAAGTCCGTCTCCAGCTTTTACAGTTGCTACCATGTCATCTATTTTGTATGCCATTATTTTAACATTCTCCTACTGTCTGCATATATTTTTCTTTTGTCTGCTTTCTCAAATTGTGCAGTTGGTAAAAAGGTTGCAATCTCCCATTCTGGTGCTTTTACTTCTGCGAACTTACTTTTTACATGTTCAGTCAAATAATGTTTGATACATGGTTTATAAAAATCTAAACTTGAAGTACCCGCAAGTAATCTAGTTGTCAATTTAAATTTTGCGTCTTCACTCTTCTTACTCGTGACATTATCCATTAACGCATCAAGAAACTGAGCACGAAGTATAGGTGGTAGATAATGTAAGTTTAATCCAAGGAAACCACCTTTTGCGGGTTTTATTATGATTGACAAAGGAAACCTATCATAGTATGGTAAAGTTTCTTTATGTTTTGGGTCATAGAAAAACATCTGCATAGAACCAATAATTCTACGAGCACCCCTTTTTAAAGGTTCTTCTTTCATTAACTCGTCACGGCTTATACCACGCATAGTTTGTGCTTTTTTCATAAACCATTCTCTACTCTCTTTAGTTCTCGGAGTAATTTGATTTCTAAAAGCCGCAAGTTCTAACTTCTGAAATATATTTGACATACTTCTATTTATACTTATTTTTTTCTATTTGTGAAAGGTTTTAGTGGTTTCATAGATTTTGGTAGAATACCCATGGACTCTAGAGTTTTCTCTGTCCAGATTTGAAACTCATACCCATTGTCCTTTGCAAACTCATTAGCTGCGTCCCACTTATTCATGTTCCGTACATATGTTGCGGCCTCAGTAATAAATGCCTTGGTTCTTCTACTTCCCTTTCTGGGTGGTTTGGTTTGTGAGTCTGGTTTTATTTCTACCAGTATAGTCTTACCTTCTTTAAATGTTATTTTTAAATCAAGATAATATCTATGGTATCTTTTATCTACTTCATAGAAATATGGAACAACAACTTCTTCGGAACTCCACGATTGTACCTTTGGATTATCATCACACCAACGAAAACAATTACGTTCCCATAAAGAACGAAAGATGACATTGGTATAATCACCTTTATACTTTTTTGTATTTTTTACTTTATATCTTCCTTTATAAGTCTTCATTTGTGTATAAATAGAACTATAAAGTATTTATAGGAAACATACATGGCAGACAAATCAAAGAACTTCGGGAACAAAGTCGCAAACTTCGGAAAAAAATTTATTGGTGGTTTATTATTTGATGACCTACCAGAAGCATCTGCAGTCTCTAAACCAGATAGACTTGAATATCCTTTTCATGACACTCAAGATTATAAGTCTTGTATTCAGTTTGGTCTTATAGATGAAGAACCCGTAGACTTAGGTTCATTGATAGGGTTTAGTTCTGTATTTAGTAAGAATGAAACAGTAGAAGGTGAAGAAAAAGAGAACGGTGAGGAAAATGGTACTGGAGAAAATGAAACAGATGACATCAAAACTTTAGAAGATGCAGAAGAAACTAAAGGAGAAAAGTCAGAATTTAAACCTATAATTAGAAAAATAAATGAGTCCAATCCACCACTTATCACAACGGAAGGGCCTGTAAAATTATATTTACCACAAGCAATTCCATTTCGTGATACTGCATCATACGAGAATGCAGACTTAGGGCCAGCTGGTGCTCTTGCAGAAGCAGGTGGTAATGCAGCATCAAGTCTAGTTGATAGTCTACTTAGTGGTGTCGGTGCGACTGCGTCATCTCTTATGAGTAGTGAGTCACAAGCACCAGAGTTAGCAAGACTTGCAATGACTAAATTAAGTGTAGCAAAGTATCTAGGTGGAGAGGGAACTGCACTTGCAGTAAAACAAGCATCTGGTGTGACTTTAAATCCAAATACTCGGTCATTATTTAAATCAGTTGCACTTAGAGAATTTGCATTTCAATTTAAATTTATCCCGTTATCAAAACAAGAACACGATACAGTAAGAGACATTATTGCATTTTTCAGAGAAAATTTATATCCAGAAAACATTAACATTAATGTCGGTGACCAAACAGCATCTATTGGTTATAAGTTTCCAAAAAGATTTCATTTAAAAATATTATACGATGACAGAGAAAACTTCAATGCACCAAAAATCTTACCTTGTTATTTACGTGATGTGACAACTACTTTCAATCCTTCCAATCAAGCAATGCATGCCAACGGAGAATTTGGAGAAATAGATATGTCTCTTGCATTTACAGAAACAAGAACTCTTGCGAAAAACGATGTAGTAGAAGGTGGATTTTAATGAGTACTAACTATTTTAAAAATTTTAAGTTTGTTCCATATTCTTTTGGTAATAGAGAAGACCCAGTTTTATTTAATAATTTAACAGAATATGTGGATATTATTGATAAGATAAAACAAGAAGTATCTTTTCTAAACAGATATACAATTGTCGGGGGAGATAGACCAGATAGTTTATCTTTTAAATTATATGGAAGTATAGATTACTATTGGACATTTTATTTAATGAATGATGACTTAAGATATAGTGGGTGGCCTGTAGATACTGGTGGATTATTAGAAGCTGCAATATCCAAGTATCCAAACAGAACAATAGTGACTGCAGATAATCTGGGTGCATTGTTTCCCGTAGGACAAGAAATAGAAGACGATGCTTCTGGTGCAAAGGGTACAATAGTTAAAAGAAACTTAGACTTAGGACAACTTGTTATCAAACTAACATCAGGAACTAAGTTTACTGCGGGTGGAGCTGCAGTATATACAGATGTTGACGGTGTTATTCAAACACTTACGATTACCAGTGAAACCGAACAATATAACGCAATACATCATTATGAGAATACCAGTGGTGAACAAGTTGATGTTGACCCATTTAATTTAAATACCAGTGGACTTGTTCCAGTCACTTTTCGAGAAAGAATGGAAGCAAAAAATGACTCTTTAAAACAAATAATAGTAATCAAACCTGAGTCAATTGATACGGTTGTATCTGAGTTTAATCGTTTATTGAAACAATAATGTTATGTCACAATCTTCACAATTTTCTATAACTAAATGTCAAATATCTGCAGATAGGTTTGGTGGATTTGATAGACAATTTTTTGATGTAAAAGCAAACGTCATTGATTTAAACATTTATGAAAGTTTAGAAAATCCTTATCTGACTGGAACTATTTCAATTATTGATGATAAAGGTTTATATGACCTAATAAATTTTGACGGTACAGAAAGAATAAAAATTGAGATTGCGGGTATGGGTAAAAATGTTGACCCAGTGTTTGAAAGAACATTTATTATGGTAGGACTTGATAGACAGATAAAGGCTAAAGACAATGCAAGTGTTTACTTATTTTCTTTAATAGACGAACACGCATACCTTTCAGAAATACAAAGATTAAGAAGTTCATATCGAGGAACACTATCAGATATTATTGCAAAAATATCTGCACAAGAACTTGACAAAGACATAGACATATCGTATACTTTAGACGCAGACGAAAAAATCATTGACTCAGTACAAACCGAAATGCGAGTCATTGTTCCTAATTTAAATCCCATAGATGCAATGACATGGTTATTGTCCAGAGCAACCACAAAGACGGGTTCTCCTTTTTATCTTTGGGCAACTATTCACGATGATAATTTAAGACTTGGTAATTTAGATGTGATGTTAAAACAACAAGCATTTAATCACAAATTACCTTACACTTATAACAGTGCAAACATAAGTGTTGCGGAAACTCAAGATGATTTTGCACAAGGATTTACCATAAAAGTTATTGAAGAAGGGGGAAGTTCGGACACACTTGCACTCGCACAAGCAGGAAGTATAAGTGCAGACTATTGTGTCACAAACTTAAATACTGGTCAGATATTTATGAAAAAATTTGATGTGGATACTTTACTGACTAATCTAAGTAATGAAGGTACAATCGATAAAAGGTTTCAGAATGTTTTTGACGATAAGTTTAAATTAAAAGATAAAAAATTAAATGAGTATAGTAGTTCTATTATACACAATGTAGTATCAAGTGGTACATATGGAGAGTATAAATCATATCACGATGAATACGATAAACCATTGCATTTGAAGAAACTAGAAGGAATTGCAGTTAAAAACTTATTGTTTAAAAATATGAGAACTGTTGTAGTTCCAGGCACTGCATTTTTGGTAGGTAAAGCTGCAGTGGGTGACATTGTTAATTTAAATATAAGAAATGATAACACAGAAAATGCCACGAACGAAGACAATACACTTGACCAGAATAAATCTGGACATTATTTAATTCATGACCTAAGACATACCTTTAGAGAAACTTCACATGAAGTGACCATGACCGTATGTAAACTCGAAAGAAAAGGAACTAAAGAGTCTCAGTTCTCGGGTAGAGGTGCAAAACAAAAACCAAATATTCAAAAAACAAAAACTCAAAGAACAATACTAAGAGGTAAAAGAGTAATATAATGTACGATAATCCGATACCTAGTGATTTTTACGGAGACAATGTCCGTTGGTTTATTGCGACTGTTATAGATGCGAGTCCACCTTTTGGATTTGAGGGACGAGTAAAGATAAGAGTACACGGACTACATTCTCCAGAAACATACTTATTACCACAACAAGATTTACCTTGGGCTCAATGTGTACTTCCTACCACAGAAGGTGGAATGTCTGGTATTGGTAAAATACCTAGACTACAAGCAAACGCATTGGTCTTTGGTTTCTTTATGGACGGAGACCAATCACAAACACCAATCGTAGTTGGTTCATTACCACATATAGAAATACCAACCTTAATACAAAACAATCAACAGTTTGAAGATGTTGGAGATGACAGTAAACCTTCAAATGTATTCCAAAAATTTGTAGGTTTTTTTACTCCTGATTTTGATGTTGATGATGAAAATGATACTACGGTAGAAGGTCAACTTAAATTTGCGGGTGCTCAGGACAGTCGTGTTAAGTATGCAGTTCAGTTTTTTATAAACATAGGATATACTGAAAACCAAGCACTTGCACTTACATCGGGTTTGTTCATAAAGTCTAGAATGTTAACGGGTGGTACGGGACTTTGCGATTGGGAAGAAACTAGGTTTAGAAGATTAAAAAGATTTAGTGATTTATTTAAAAGGTTTACCGTGCAGTTATTCTTTGTTGCATTTGAACTAAATACCTATAAAACAGATGCAAACATAAAACTACTTGCAACTGAAAAACTTGATGCAGATGACGGTGCATGTCAGATAGTTGCAAAAGATTATCTTGATAGTAGAAGTATAAAAGAACGAGAAGAATTAATTGGTTTGATAGAAGACAAAGCAAGAGAGTTAAAAGAAGATAATGAGTAGAAATACAAGAAACTTAAAAAACCAAATAAACCAACAACTTCAAGGTTTAGATAAAGAAGATGCTTTATCTGCATTGGAAAATAGGGATTTTGAAGAAGTTCGTGAAAGACTCCAAGCAGGTAGAAATACAACTGTAGGTACTGAATTTAAAATTCCTGAAAGTATTAAATCACTCGAAACGGTAGAGTCTTTTAAAGGACAAGTTATTCAAGGAGAAGGTGCATGTGAAATTGTTCCAGAAGAAGCATTTTCTACAGAAACTTTAATAGACCCTAAAACAGAATTACTTACTGCGGGAACGGTAAACTTTACTAATAACTTTGCAACCATAACAGACGGTACTGGAACACCCACTGCAACAATTACTGGGGGAGATAGTAATCAACCTATATCAGATATTATTTCAAGTTTGACTGGACACCCTTCATTGAAAACCGAGAAACAAAAGTTTGGTATGAACTTAGTGGGTTCAGGAAGTCCAGAAGGTCTTGAAGCTGCATTTAAAAAAGGTCAAGATTTATTAGGACAAACAAACAGTGCAATTGAAACATTACATAATGCGGCTGGTGGAGTTAAGTTTGTAAAAAATCAACTATCAGGTAATGCAAAGGATAAGGCACTGTCAACACTTGCAAGTAAAATAAGTGGTTTACCAGACCTTAATAACTTTATACCTAATCCAGAAGATTTAGCAGACCAGACAGAAATTCTCAGTGGAAACAAAGCACTATCTGCAAAGACCAAAGTTGCAAAAGCAAAACTGGCAAAGATTGCATCAATAGCTGCAATTGTAGGAACTGTCGCAGCTTTCAAAGATAAGTTATCAGGTTTTGTTGACAAAGCAAAAGGTTTTGTAAAAAATAATCTTGGTAAGATTGCAACGGGTCTTATTGTTGGGGGTGTACTACAAGACATTACAGAAAAGGTAGGTGAAACTATAAAAAATAAAATTCAAA